AGGACCGCATTAAAGTTGAAGGTACGTGCTCCATTGGGAGTAGAACCATTCGTAGATAGGTATGTGATCTCAACTTGGTTACCTGCTTCCAGTGCCTTTCCTAGGACACCATCACCAAAGAAGATCTCATACTGCTCATCTTCGATCTCTTCTACGTAATAAACGTCACTTGCTCCGTCAATATCCAAAATTGACTCGGCACTAGCATATACTGCTCCGCTAGTTGCCTGAACTGAAGGGAAAACGCGCACTCTCAGTGAAGAAATGTCCGCAGATGGGTTCTTAATTACGAATCTTTGTGCTTTCGATGCGGAAACTACATATGTATCCGTGACAAAGTTACCCTCGTAAATGGGAATGTCTGTAAATTGCGCTCTGTAATTCACAACTTGCGCTTTGATGTCATCTACAGCAACGAAGTTATACGCATTGCCGTCAAATGTTGTTGTGAACCCTGTTCCCCTAACGAGGATAATCTCATTAGGAGGAGTGGTGGCAAGTCCAAAGTCTACTCCAAAAGAAACGATTGCCTTGGATGCTACAGCAGACTTCGGTCTGTACCCTAATTGCTTTGCTAGTGCTACTACGTTGTCCCTCAGGGTCGCTGAATCAAGGAACGTCTCATTCACCACCATATTGGTGTTGAACGCCGTGTAGTACGTATTATATGCCAATACGTCAAGAAGATTCGACCACGCCGAACCCTCAAAGTCAAAATCAGTAAAATCAGTCTGTGCCCTGAGATATTCCTTCAGGGCAGTTTTGATTTCCTGGAAATCTAGGTTTGAAATCTGTACGTATGGCATTAGCGAGTTCTCTCTAGGAAGAATTCAATCGATGAAGGTTTGTCTTCTCTACCAACAATTACAAACTCTAGGTTTACTGTATAACCATTCTCTTCAAAATCTAAATCTAAGTCCAGTTCAAGAATACGAATTCTTGGTTCGTAATTCGTCAAACAATTCTTAATTGATTCACCAATGATCGCTGCTGTCATAGTATCGAGAGGTTCAAACAACTGCTCACGAATAGAAGACCCCAATTGTGGTTGAAAAGGTCTTTCGCCCTTGTTAGTCATCAATAAATTGACAACTGCTTGTTTAATCGCAGCGTCATCCTTCTTGACGATCAAGTCGCCAGTAACAGGATGAGGTTTGAACGTAACGTTCAGATCCTTAAAGGTCTGGAAAGTTGCCACACTGCTAAGTAGAGTACCTTATATATTTATAGGGTCAGCAAAAGAACTCATACAGGTTTAAAGAAAAGACAACGCGATTGGAAGAAGACTTTGCAGGAGAACTAGCATGGTAGTGGTTACCATCGAAAAATATCAGTTTTCCCTTCTCTGCCTTGATCTCATGCTTCACATTGTAACAAGTAGACTTACTAGTCTCTTCAAAGATATAAGTGCTACCTTCGTCACTATTCACATAGTACAAGGCAACAATGTTCGTTCTAATTCTTTGTTTGAAGTCCTCAGCGTGATCTACATGGAGATTGTTATACAATGCAGGACCAGGGATATTCATACCAATACGTAGACGCCATGGCATCACAGGTCTCGCTGCAGCACCATATGCCTTGATATAGTTCTCTCTCACCAAAGGGAAGAACCATTTGAACTGGTCAAAGTCCTTGGTTGGTGCCCCATTGTCAAACGGAGTCAAATTGAACCCTGCTTGCTTATAGTGGTCCCCTGGTAGTATGTTAGGAAAACTTACATCATCAATATAATACCAAGGGATACTATTGAGTGATCCCTCCAAAAAATCCTGAAGTGTCTCAGGAATTGCATTATGAATCTCAATCATTCATTCTTTCTGCATAGTTCGCTTGACGATCTTGCTTCGCCTTTTGCTCTCTTACCATGTTCAACCAGCGGTCACTCGCTGGTTGTGTAATCAGAGTCATTCCCGATTCTACAAACTTCTCGCCTAGATCTGTGGGACTATTTGCCATTGACTATTCTCCTGTACATGGTTGGTGACCAATACTTGTAGTAATCGGTCTTGTGTAGAGTTTCCCTCGCACTCTCTAATTTATCTCTCTTCTGAACTAGTATTAAGTTTCCTTCACCAAAATTGCTCTGTACCCCATTGATATGTGTTGGTTCATCCTTATGATCATCCAAAATTAGATAATCAGGGTGTTGCATCGATAATTCCGATACCTTCTGCATCATAGCACACAAACTGACGTTGCCAACCTCAAATATTGTGACATCAGCGTTCGGGTCTGAATTCAGAGACACATCGCCCAATTTACACTCAATAACTTCCACAGACGCAGAAAGGGCATAAGGACAGATGGAATGACCACCTAATTCCTCACGCCCTTCCGAGATATGCTCAATCCACTTACTTACCTTGTCCTCTATATCGCTTCTTGGCATTATTACGACTAGTGCTGGCATATTTAGTGTTCTTCCCATTACCCTGTCGGGTCAACTTGGGTTTGCCCTCAATATAATTGCCCGCTTTCATCATTGCCATGGATAACCTCCGTGTCTACCCCACTATTATACCACATAAACAGTCGCATCGGGAGTAGAAGAAATTGTGATGTTTGTACTTGGATTCAATACATCCCCTACCTTCGCTATGCTGTTCTTTGAGGTCTTACTATTACTCACAGCATTGACCTTCCTGGGACTTGTACAAGGGTCGCCCTTGGGTGTGGTCCCTGGCGCTGGTGCTAACACATTCGTGCTGAACAACACAGGTTTCTTCATTGCATACAATTGTATACCGCCGCTTACGCTCGCAGCACCAGTGACCTTCGGAGGGGTGTTGCAAGCACCCTTGCCCCCGCTGTCTATACTGGTGGTTGTTGCAATTGGTCTAGACATGTCTTGATTGCTTGGATCTCTACATACATCTCATTTAAGAAGTCCACAAGATGCTCATGGTCTTCCCCACCAGGGCGCTTATACATCAGGGGTCCTGGAACCTCCAGGGAGTTCACCCTCTTCTCCAAGGAACTCAATTTCGCTTTGTAGTCGTTGTCCATTTCTAAAACTTTCTTTGTGTTGTATGCCGTATGCTCCAAATGCTGCAGTGATGTCCATCTCAGGTGCATCCTCTGCACTACGATAGTAGTCTAATGCAGCGTCTTGGATGGCATCGGCAAATTCATTGAATTCGTCGAACCTCTGCTCCTTAATGGTGCCATCCTTGGTTCTGTAAGTGATTTTATGGTTTTCCATGTTAGTTGTCGTCGAATAGTCCGAATACTGCAGTCCAAACAGAATGAAATAAGACGTACAGGAAGAATTTATCATCCTGGTCTCTCTTATGCTTTTTCCTCGCTGGTGCTTGTGCCATGACTAACCTCACGATATCTCATTATATATCCCCTAATCCCTTCCGCCGTGTTCTTTCTCAGGATATTCACACTTTCTATGAGACAGATCGTAATATAACTGATCTCCTCCGAGAACGTTGTTTTCGTCGAGGTTTTCATGGCAAAATTTTCTGGCGGAATTTTTTTATATGAGAGGGACCCAAAAGTATTTATCGGGCGCTGGGAAACGTTTGTAGGTTAGAGTACGCTAGGAGTCCCGCTCGGCGTTTCGGGGGTACACAAAAAGGGGGCAAATAACTGCCCCCTAAGTATCACTGCGCTGCCGCTACTGATCTTCTACATTGTCGTTTAATCTGTGCTAATGCATAATTATCTGATGGAGATTTGCTGCATGTTTGAACTATGCCTAGCGTTGGGTGTTTGTATTTAAGGTGCTTAGAATCGTCTAAGAAAATGAAACCGAAGGATGACATGATTGTGTCAACCTCCCGCCTGTACTTCTTTATATTCACAGATCCTCCAGCATTTCGTCGAGTTCGTCGGTGTCGATGTTGCCATCCATCCAACGGACGCCATCAGGGGTCATCTGTCCGAAGGTTGCCTCAAGGGCAGGGATGAGGTGGTCGTATCCATTGTACCCACGCACACGGGCAAGGCGGTACATGCTCTCATCATTCTGCAACCAGAGGGCGACGTTCCAGGTCTCGTAGTTTGTCCACCCGTTGTAGTCGGTGCGCTCCTCGATCATGCTGGTCAGTGCTTCCATGTTGTTTGTTTGTTTGCTTGTGTGTATTGTAGAGGGTGATGGGGTCAGTCGCGGTCACTGATGTTCCAGTTGCCCCATTGTCCTAGGGCAGGTCCCCATGATGGGAACTGAATGCCGTTGTCTGCCTCGCGGCACTCACGGACTGCCTTGCGATGTGCTGCCTCTGCTGCCATCTGTTTCCTGATGCTGTCCATTGCTGCTTGCATGACTGGTGATGGGTTGCTGCTGTGCATGAAGATGCCGTCTGCTGAGGTTTCGAGTTTGGTTGTTTTGTTTTCCATGCTGTTAGTCTACAGGGTCAGGATTGGATATCTAGGCGAGCAGTGCCAGTTCCTGCTCCGTCACTGCAGACGCCTGCTCGTCAGCATAGACACGAACCCACTTGATAGGTTCGCCGCCTGGGGTCACGCGATAGATCATCATGTCACCCTGTGCCTCTCCCATCTCCTGCCAGATCGCGGCGATCTTATAGGCGTGTCCGATGTTGATCGCCCAGTCGCAACCATAGGAATCGAAGTTCTCCCATGCTGCAGGTTGGACGGCGAAGGTGGGTTCAGTCATCTGTGTTTGTTTGTTGAACATACAATAGCAACGCCAGGGGCGTTGTCTGCCCCTAGCAGGACACTTCGCTAGGTGTCACCCACCATAGACCTCATCCCCCAAGGGTGTGTCAGATTGGTAGGTCACCTTAACGACAGCGGCATCAGTCAACAATTCAGGGTAATACTCTTCAGTTTCTGTGATGAGTTCTTGCATTGAATAGTTGTCAAAGTTGCCATCCAAACTATCATAAACATAGGCATACATTGTCTTGTGATCCATGCCATCGATGATTGATTCGATCAGTGCATCTTGCAACTTATCGCGGTCGATGATGTTTTCTTTGATAGCAGTCATTGGTTTTTGAATGTAAAGGTTTTGGTGAAACATTAATCAGGCGAAGACATACCCACTGCAGAAGTCTTCGGTGACATATACATTTTTGCCGTTGATTGCACCAGCAAACTTGCGAACATACCACAGGAAGTTCTTTTGAAACACACCCTCACCAGCGATGCAGAATTCATCACAAAGTGCATTCAACCTTGATTTTGTGGTGTTTGACTGCCAACCACCATCAAAGATTGTCATTGTGGTGTCATCAACCATGGCGATCAGATTGCCGTGGAGATATACGTTAGACACACCATCGTTAGTGACAACTTGGGTGTTTCCTGAACTCCAGTTCTTGTTTGCCTTGATTGCGGCATTCATCTGGGATTCGATCTTACGCATGAATTGGTGTCGTTGTTTGACTTGAAACTACAATACAGGAGATGGGGCACAGATCAACCGATGCTGTGCCACTTAGTTCACTGGTCAGCGAACATGCCGAAGTGGGCGTCCACCACGTAATCTATCACGTCATCCGTCGCGGACACGTTAAAACGATCACAGAACCAATCGACGCTCATCTCAGCAGAGGGCATGGTATCGAACATAAAGTCCTGCAGATCCTGCAGGGTTTGAGGGTTGGAGAGAAGTGTTTTTGTCATGTAGACATTATAGGCACAGGTCAGCGACGATCGCGACCGCTAGTGTGCCACCTTGCCAACTGGTTTCGCGAAGCGGCTGACCAGTTTGTGTTACTTAGTCTTGTTTCGGTTTCTGATAATGAAACGCAGCAAATGCATGGCAATCTTGACATAAACAGAAAAACCCGATGTGTATACTGGTGGCAGATAAGGTTCGGTCCATTGCATACACAAATGCTAATGAATTTCCATCCTATCATGCACACCAACACATCGGGTTAGTGATAGTGACACTTTAACTAGTGGCACATTCTATGTTGTCAGTCGTCGTATTCAGTGTAATCTTTAAACTTGCGTTGTTGTTGAGTACGATTCTTGTAACGTTTTGCGTTTGCAATGTCGTATCCAAAGTCTTCGTAATCGTCTTGAAACAATTGTTGTTTTGTAGACGTTTCAGTATACTTTTTGCTCGATCTTGCCATGATTTGAGTGAATAATAACGTAAATCGCAATTATTTAGTAATTAGAACGAGATCTTCGTTCTTAATACTATTATTAATGAATTTACCAAGTGATTCTTTACTAGTTACCACTGATTGTAAAGAATTAACCCAATTATCTTCTTTAATAGTGTAATTATACTCTTTTTCTGAAGAATTAAAGATTATTTTGACATTATTATCTTCTACAATTAATTCTTTGATTGCTGAAGATTCTGTTTCTTTGAGAGTTAACATTTAACAATTAAAAGTTAAAATTTAATTTTCTTAAAAAGTGAAAATTCTTAAAATCTTAAAAAACGAAGTTTTTAGACTTTTTGACTTTTTCGACTTTTTGAGATTCTTCAAAAGTGCCGTTTCCTGCCCTTTGAAGACCTTTGTATTATACTGCAGACCTCCCAGTACCGCCGAGGGTCTTGTGCCAGTTCTCAGGGTGTCATAGAGGGCGTTGACAATCGATCGAGGGGGCGCTAAGACACCAAGACCTCCGCACATTACAACACATTACCTATGTTTTTTAATACATTTAGTTTTCCACAGGTTTTTCCACAACCTTCTCCACAATCTCTAAATTTTGTGGTAGAAAACATAGTCATACACTAGGGAGTGCCTTTGCGGTGTATTGTGAGTATCTGTGGAGATACTTCTAATTTTCTTTCTTCCATTCCTACTACGTCTTGTCCTCTCCTTATCATCTTCATCATTGCTTCTTGTGCAGATTGCAGTTGGAAATACACAGCATGTTGTAGTGATGGTTGGTCATGTCCATATAGTGTATGCATATATGACACCACATAGTATTTGTTAGATAATTTTGGTCTTATCGCCATCTTGGTCCTACTACCCAACCTACCATAGATTTTCTCAATCCTTCTTTCACTGGTCTTACTCTATGCACAACTCTACTATCAAATAACACTAGCATTCCCTTCTCTCTAGGTAAAGTAATCAATTTATTTCTACAACCAGGGAAATAGAATTGTACTTCTCCACCTGTATACTCATCGTTTAATAGTAATGTGAAACTAATCTTTCTTACCTTCTCTTCTGCTGTTGGTTGCATCATACCCATATGTGGCACTTCTTGTGTCATTATTGGGTAGATCATATCAGTATGCCAAGTGTAATGTTGCCCAGGACCATACTCAAGATATTCTATTGAATCAGCATCAAATGAATCAATATCGTATTGAAAGTTCCAGTGGTTCATTCTCATGACATAATACCACAACATGCCCTGATACCAATGATTAGCAGGGCAGGATGCAGTATCTACGTTACGATGTCTCAGATGTTCTGTCCACTTAAGATCACCACCCATGACACTAGCACGTTTAAGTTGTGGTCTATTGAGTGTAGTGATGATGTCATCGATTTGTGATTGTGGCAGTTTCGTCTGTATGATGGATACAGGACTAGTCTGAGGTTTGTTCATCGTACATCATTTGAAGTTCATCATCACGAAAGTAATTGATCTGCTCATCATCACCTTCGTCTTGAAGATGCATCCACTCAAAGAACTCATCTGCGAGACAGAGTGCATCATCAGTACGTCCTTTCTTGAGGAGAAACTTGAATCTGCGTAGTCTATTCTTCATGACTAGATCAACCTGACGGCAGATTGATTCTTGTTCTTTCTTAGATGAGTTCATTTGATGGTAAGAATGTTGTTCAGGTGATCGTAGGTGACAAACTCTTGTTCAGGATGCAATGCTTCCTTCAGTCCTCTAGCAAACTCATTAGGAAAGCGTGAGAAGTAACGCCAATACTTCTCATTGTCAATACCATTGGACGATGGACGAAGTGTGGTTTCAGTGACTTGGGAGAACTGGACTAGTTCCTTGACGTGATCAGCAACGATGTTCATTTGACGTAGATGTTAGAGGGAGCGTAAGTGGTAAGGAAATCATATGCAGCTTTATACATCTCATACTCTTTTGGGAGCATATCATCCCAATCTAGAGTATCACCTGCATTCCAATCAATAGTGCCGTTGTCTTCATCAATCAGATAAGATACGGGTGCGCCGTTCTCAAGCATGATTGCCTCACCATTGATGACGACATACATGAGATCGTGGTCCATTGTGCTCCTGTGTGGTTGAAACTAGTCTAGTATATATGGGGTCGGGTGTCAACCCGTGTAGTATGCATTTTTATACAGATAACCGCCACTCCAGTCGCAGTTCTCAAATACCCACTCACGCTCCTTGATGATTCGCAGATCAAAACGTGGTTCTCTCACTGGTGCCTTGAATGATGCTGCCTTGTGCAACTCACCAGTCTTCATGTTGACAAAACAATGAACACTACGCTGTCCATCATCAGTCTCCATGATGATCTTGTGATACTTACGACCACTCTCAATGTAGAACTTGTAGAGACAATCACCACGCTCGATAGACTCAAGACGCTTTGCTTTGTAGTCAGGATCAGTATTGTTGAAGAAATTAGCGCGACGGATACTATCCTGCTTGAAGTCTTGCACCAATGCTTCACACAACATCAGGCAATACTCTCTCACTTTAAGTTGGATGCTGTTACGAGCATCTTGTGTGGCAACGAAGTCAGTGAAGGTGGTGGTCATGTCTCTTGTGTTGATGAACTTAGTATAGCAAGGATCACGCCTTGCGGATGTCCCCTTTGACCACTACGTCAGCTGGCACACGAGAGATGGTGTAGCGACGGATCTGCT